ACGAACCCGTATCAACATATGTTTCAGTCTCGTCAATATCTGCGGCGAGTTTTGTGTAGTCATCTCCGATCTCTTTTACAATATCTTTTAAGAAGTCCATTATCCGAAAAATAGTTCAAGGTTTACAGTTTTTTCCACATTCCAACCGATGGCGTCTAAGATTGCTTTGAAAGGTTCAAGAAAACTCTTTTCAAATTGTAGGTCATAGTCAATATACCTGTCAAGACCAAGTTCTTTTGGAAAGTCCTGAATAAAAGAAATAATATTCTCCTGAATAATATTTGGTTTCTTTAGGTACAAGAACTTGATTTTTTCACCATTGGCAATAAGTGAATATTTATTCGTCAACTTTTTCTCTTTAATATAGTGATTAAAAAGAAGTGCTCCACGAATATGAATAGGAGTGCCCTTTGAATAAATGTCAGCGTGAGAATGATACTTTTTCACATCAGAGGCGGATCGCGGAAAAGCAATCTGTTCTGGTGGAAGTTTTCTAAATTCCTTACGACACTTATCAATATACTCAATTACCTCATCCTCTGTTCCATTCATCATGAGTTTGAGTCCATCTTTAATCATTGTCCGACAAGGAGCTGGTGTCGATGATTTGACTGCCTCAATACCCATCATTTTAAGTTTTGGTTCGGTATATTGAACACCCTCACTGTTCCATACGTTGAGAATATAACGCTTCTTTGCTGTCCAAATACCACGCTCTGCAATATTCTCACGCTTCATTTGCATTTTTTGATCATACGCCTGTACGTAGTCCGCAAGTTTCTGGTATGAACGTTCGATAAAAGGTTCCAGTTTCTCTTGGCAGATCTTGTCAAGTATCCCCACAATTGCTGTTTTGTCGCCAGACTTATTAGCAAAAAATTTACTAACAAGAGGTCCAAGGTTAAGATAGATGCTGTCAGTGTCGGATGCGATAACATAATCGACCTCCTCCGTTTGCAATAGTTTATTTAGGTATTCGTTCATACGGTTTTCGATCCAGCGAATCGAAACTTGACCCGAGAGAGTGATTGCTTCAGCATTTGCAAGTTTATAATACCTAAAATACTGATTACCAATCGCACCGTAAGCAGAGTTAAGTTGAATCTTTCTTGCCATCTGGATGTTGTTGCAACGGGCAATTTCTTTTTCCAGTGCCTTCGTTGGAGTTTTTTCATAATCTTGTTTTGCTTTCAACATCTTCTTTTTGAAGATCTTTCTTTCATTATAAATCCTCTCCATCAATTCTGGAAGAAAACCGCGAACATCTTTACGATACATGGCACCATTGGCACATACCGCATAGTCCTTATACATCTCAAATGTTATCTCCTCATTGAGGATTCGATCAACACTCGCACGGGGATGTCTTTCATCAAGAAGAGTCTCTGGTGAGATATTATATTGCATAATGAGATGAGGATACAGAGAGTTAAGGTCAAAAGACACCACCCAGTCATACTTTCCAGGAATCGGTTCCTTAACATATGCGCCTGCGTATTTTTCACTTTTGGAAGAATCCTCCTTTGGCGGAATAACAATATTTCGCTTCTTCAGGTAGTTGTAGATAATGGCATCCCACATCCTTACCTGATAAAACACATCGACAAAGTTTACCTTTGCGTCATATGCCATTGTAATAGCAAGTTCGATGAGTTTCATCTTGTCTTCCAGACGGTCAACAAGTTCCACGTCAATGATATTGTATTCTACAAACTTCTGCCACCCATTTGTGTAGAAGTCTTTAAAAGTATCAAATTCGCTGTGATCTAACTTCTTCTGCCCCAATTCAACACTGGCAATATAATCCAGGCGATATGATTCCTGTGCTTTATAAGTAAACTTCTTATAAAGGTTCAAATAATCAAGTTGAGTAATGCCACCTACATCATAAGAAATATGCTTTCGTCCCATGATAAAAGTTTCCTTCTCAGTCACCAGTCCCCATGGAGACATACGCTTCATCAACTTTTCGCCAAGAACACGATCAATACGACGCACCAAATACGGCATATCATAAAGCTCACTGTTCCATCCGGTAACAACCTCAGGACAATTTTCTTCAATCATCCACCAGTGAATGAAACTATTGAGTAATTCATACTCTGTATCAAATCCTTTGTAGATAACATTTTGTTGTTTGTTTACAAAGTTTCCCTTACCCCAGGTACGGATCTGCTTAGTAGCATAATCCTGAACCGTAATAAGAAGAACTTCCTCGGCAGCAGATTCCACATCAGGGAATCCATTCTCTGATGCAACCTCAATATCAATTGTCGAGATCTTGATCTTGTTAGTATCAAACTTAATTTCTTCTTCAGGATACTTATCAGAAATATACTGATAGATGTATCGATCATTTCCGTAAATACTAAAGTTCTCTACACCTTCATATTTTTTGATGAAGTCACGACAATCTCTTACAGACCCTGGTTGAATTGCCTCAACATACTCCCCATTAAGAGTTTTATATTTTGTTTGATTATTTGAAGGCACAAAAAGAGTCGGGTCAAACCTCTCTTTGATCATGAAATGTTTTCCATTTTCATGACCGCGAACAAGGAAGTTATCCCCGACCATCTGAACATTAGTATAAAAGCGCATTAGGAAGTTAACTCAAGATACTTGTCAATAATTTCTTTTTTTGGATCAACAATAGTTAAAATACTATCAGAATGAATCATAAGTTCTTTTTGATCCGTAATCTCTGGCCATGGTTTCAAGTTTCCATCAACATCAATCTCGTATGGATTAATAAGTTTACAATCTGGTTCACCAAGTTCAGATCCAACTTCAATAATTTCTGTAACAATTACGTTATCAACCTTCAGAAGAAGGCACTTCACTGATTTTTCCATTAACTTTTTCCTCATACATTTCTGCAATAGTATCTATTGGATCTACAATAGTTACAATCCAATCAGGACGAACAGGAATTTTATCATCTTTTGTCAAAATAATCCAAGGAGCGATTGCAATTTCAATGTCTCTACCATTTTGCTCATTATCTTCGGCAAGAAATATTGATGCTCTTTCGCGAATAACATGAGGGTTTTCAAAAAGATATCCACATACTTTATCATCAGAAATTAATTCTTTAATTTCTGCAACGACCGTTTCCCCAGATTTTAAAATAGCAAGTTTTACAGACATGATACTATAGTTCCTCCATATATTATAGCATAAAAAAAAGGGGATGTTGCTGGATTGTGCCAGTATCCCCTCTGTCATGCGACGACGACCTTCTATTTAGAGATAATCTTTACGTGCATGATGCTCTGGGACTATTTTCCCCAAGGTAATGGTGAGTAACCCGTCCTCAAAGATGACTTCCTTAACTTCTGTGTCGTCGGATAAAGTCCATGCTCGTTTAAAACTTCTGCTAGCCACTCCCTTGTGGACATATGTCCTGTCTGACTCAGTATCTTCTTTTTGTCCTTCGACAAAAAGTTTTCCATACTCTGTGAACGCATTTACTTCTCCTTTCTTAAACCCTGCGAGTGCTATTTCTAATCTAGACTCAACATTATTTACCTGAATAAGATTGTATGGAGGATAATTCTTTGAAGTTTCATGTAGGTTAAAAAGGCGATCAAAATATTCATCCATTCCAATAGAATTGCGCGTGATTCTTTCCATCAATTCAGGAAGATCCGCAGCAGTATACCTTGTGAGGTTAGTCATTATTGTAGCTCCTTAAAAAAGCGAGTTTGTGTTTTGTGGACCCTTACGGCATCCACAAGTATATATTAACACAAGGCACAAAAAAGCGGGTGTGGAAACCCGCTCCTATTTATTCGGTTTCCTCTGTCCTTTTCTTCTTGGAACCAATATTGTATTTGGTCTCAAGAATCCATTCTCCCTTATCCTTATAAGAAAGAACCTTAATTTGATTCAATGGAGCAATATCCTGAATCAAATCAACATTCACAATTTCAATAAGTCCCCAGTCGGCAAGTAACTGTACAATACGATTGCGTCTCTGAATATCGTTTACAGTTAGATTTGCGTGCTTACCATCCAGTGCAAATAGTTCCTTAAAATGCACCAGATAATAACGACCTTGCTTGTGCAAAATATGGCACGATTGATAAATCTTTTTTTCTTTGCGTGATGCGACACCAATACGTGTCAGCGTCTCACGAACCTTAAGAAAATCGTCCGGTTCTCCCAGAATCACTTCCACCATTTTATCTGGCGACCATTTCACTTCAGGCTCTCTAACAACGCTCATGCTTTTCCTCCAGTATCAAATTTAGATTTAATGAACTTCAGTTGTTCCTTTGTTAGTATCTTCAGAGCTTGCTTTGCCTTTTCATTACTATAACCATAATAACGTTTGACATAATCAAGATCTTGGATTTTATCTTGTCGGATCCAGGGAGAGAATCTCTTCTTTTTCCTCACAATATTTATAAAGAAATCGTATTGAAGTCTCTTTGGAAGAAAGTGATACTTATTCATCTCATTGGCAAACATCAAGGTATCGATGTGTCCAGAGAAACATCGATTTATAATGTATGGAGGATATTCCTTCTCAAGTGAACGGTCTTCATCAATTAGATGTTTCTTTGTCTGATTGATACTGTTCAACCAATCCTTCAATTCCATAATTAAAAAGCAGTAATTCTTTACGTTGTTTTTGATCACGCATATATTCGCCTACCGATCGCATCGTGTATGTAAGATCAAACTCGGCAGCATTCCAATCTTTAAAACGATCTTTCACAAGTTGATCTGAATTATAACTTACAAGCATTTTACTCTCGTGTGATGAGCAATCTTTGGCAAACTTATCATGATCAAATCTCTTGTGCATATCACCTTTCTTACCATAAAGATTGTCTTTAATATCATATGGAGGATCTAGATAAGTAAAGACATCTTTATCATTCGTGAGCATATTTTCATATGACCCATTGGTAATATGCCATCTCTGAATTAGTTCAGAATATCCAGTAAGTTTGGAAATGCCACGGAGAGAAAAGTTACTTACAGATGCCTTTGGAGAAAATGAAGAACTTTCTGTCAGTCCACTAAATGAGCATTTATTTACAATATAGAATGCTACGGCACGATCAATATTACATTTAGTTCTATCATTTACCCATTCTTTGGCATTTATAAACAACTCTTTTGCCGATTCTGGATTGGCATGAGTCGATTTATAATCAACTAAAAGATCCTGAAGTTCTTTTCCATTCTCTTGAAGTTGGATCCAAAAATTTACAAGTGGTTCATACAAGTCATTTACCCAAATACGAATTCGGGGATACATCTTAGTAATATGAATTGCCATACTACCGCCACCAAGAAATGGTTCACGATACTGCTTATAATCACGCAAATCAGGAATAAACTTCCCGATTTTCACACATGCACGGGATTTTCCGCCAGGATATCTGAGACAGGTTTTAAGAGACTTCATAATCAATAGGATGATACTTCAAATATTCGAGGAAAGTCATTTTCATTTCCTTTTCAGTCATACCACAATGCTTTGCAGCAGCAGGTAAATTCATTTTAGCACGATATAGTGCTTCATTTGCCTCCTGCACATTCTGCGGAGTTGTTTTTATTTTATTTTCAAATAAAGAGTTTTTATCAATCTTATAGAGACTCATTAGATTGCCTCCATAAGAGTAATCACTAGTCCAGTAAGACGATTAACACTTCCAGACATTTGTCGGTATCCACTACCAACATATATTTGTCCACCTACAACAGCGACGGCAATTATACCCCAAAAAATATAATACCATCTAGATTTGAGTTGATGACTTTTATTTTTCATTTGAAAGTACACTCCACCATTAGTTCTGTCATACAAGCAAGCATATTTATTTCTTGGTCCGCTACGAACGCCCCCTGATACTGATACTTAGCGAGAACAAGCACAGCAGCAGGAATGGA